TCTTCGTACAACTACGCCTCTGGCCGGATGGACCACCAGGTCTACGCCAGCAACATCCGCGTCTACCGTGACGAGCTCGAGCGGGTGATGCTCGACCGCGTGTTCGCGGCCTGGGTGGCAGAGGCGACGCTCGCCGGCGTGCTGCCCGAAGGCGCCCCGCCCTTTGCCGAATGGAACTGGGCCTGGCAGTGGGACGGCAAGGAACACGTCGACCCGGCCAAAGAGGCCAACGCCGCACAGACGCGGCTGGCAACGCACACGACCACACTCGCGGCGGAATACGCCAAGCAAGGCAAGCAGTGGGACGTTGAATTGAGGCAGCGGGCCAGCGAAGTGGCGCTGATGAAAGAGCTCGGGCTCTTCATCGACATGCTGCCTGACGGCAACTACCCCGGCGCGGTGCCGCCCGAGGAATCGCCCGAGGAGGCCGAGGCGTGATTGCTATCGAGTTTGACGACGACGACATCGACACCGGCATGGAGTTCGACTAATGAGCGACAACATCAAGCTGGCAAGCGACGTGACGTTTCTACAGGCTGCCGAGGGCGACGCCGCTGGCGGCCCGAAGCGGTTTCGCATCGTCGCCTACACCGGCGCGGCCATCCGCCAGGCGTGGAGCCGCGAGCCGGTCGTGATTGACCTGGCTGGCATGACGCTGCCGGCCACGATCCCGATTGTGATGGGCCACGATTACGCCCTCGGGTCGATTCTCGGCCAGGGCCGCCCGAGTGTGCAGGGCGGACAGCTCATCGTCGAGGGCGAGATCCTCGCCGACAACGAAACCGCTCGTCAGGTGCTCGCGCTGGCTGCCGCCGGCTACGAGTGGCAGGCGAGTGTCGGCGCCGATGTCGGCCGCCATCTGCGATTTGGCGAAGACCAAGTCACCACCGCAAACGGGCAGACCCTTCAAGGGCCTGTCCGAGTAGTACGGGCCTCGACGCTACGCGAGACCAGTTTTGTAACCCTCGGCGCGGACCGTAGCACCGCGATCTCAATCGCCGCCGAAGAGGCGGCAGGAGAAAAACCCATGGCGGACAACGCCAACACCCAGCCTGCGGAAGAGGTCGTTGAGACCCCGGCCGTGGAAGCCGCGGCGAAGGTCGCCGTGGAACCCGAGAAGGTCGAGGTCAATGTCGAGACCGACGGTCTCAAGGCCCAGATCGAAGCCCTTACCAAGAAAGTCGAAGACATGCAGAAGCTCAACGCGACCCGCGACGAGCGCCCGGCCGCCCCGGCCGTGCACGTCGCTCAGCCGACTGCGGCCACCTCGGAGGTGGTCGAGGCCAGCTTCGCCCTCCAGGGCGGGCTCCCGAATGTCGAAAAGCACTACGACGAGAAGACGCTCGAGGCGGCCCACAAGGCCCGCCGTGAGCTCTCGCTCGGCGAGGTGCTCGTGCAGGCCGCCGTCGCCAATGGCTACGACGGCAGCCGGCGGGTGACCGCTTCCACGCTGCGGCCGATTCTGGCTGCCGCGTGGGCGACGCACTCGATCTCGGGCATCCTCAGCTCGACGGTCAACAAGTTCCTCCTCGCCGGCTTCGACAGCGTCGAATCGGCGTGGCGGCAGATTTCGGCGGTTCGCAGCGTCAATGACTTCAAGACCTTGACCAGCTACCGGCTCAACGGCGGCTTCAAGTTCGAGCAGGTCGGCAACGGCGGTGAGCTCAAGAACGCCGGCGCGTCTGACGAGTCGCGGACCATCAGCGCGGACACCTACGGCATCATGACGAGCGTCACTCGCACTGACCTCATCAATGATGACCTTGGTGCCCTGACTGCCGTTCCGCAGCGGATCGGTCGCGGCGGTGCGTTGAAGCTGAATGACGTGTTCTGGACTTCGTTCCAAGATGACGCCTCGTTCTTCACCACGGCCCGGAACAACAAGAAGACCTCGGCCGGTGCTCTCAGCATCTCGACGCTGAAGACCATCGCCACGATGTTCCGCAAGCTGAAGGATCCAGACGGCAACCCGGTTGCCATCGAGCCGCGGCTGCTGCTTGTCCCGGTTGACCAGGAGCTCGCCGCTGCCGAGATCATGGGCTCGACCCTGATCCAGAGCGGTGCGACTGGCGGCCAGCCGGAGCGGAACGTGATGGCCGGTCGGTATCAGGTGGTCGCCTCGACCTACCTGAGCAACGTCGACGACTTCTACCTGCTTGCCTCGCCGGCTGACCTGCCGGTGATGGAGGTGGCGTTCTTGAACGGCGTGCAGAGCCCGATCGTGGAAACGGCCGAGGCCGATTTCAACACGTTGGGTGTGCAGATGCGTGGCTACTTTGACTTTGGCGTGGCCAAGGCCGAGTACCTCGCCGGCATCAAGGCCGACGTGTCCTGACATTGACCCGGCGGGCTGGGGCCCAACCATCCCGCCGGGGCTTCTACCTTCAACCATAGAAACGAGGTGATCTAAGATGGCTTCTTATGTGCAAAAGGGCGACGTGCTTGATTACACGCCCGCCTCTGCTGTCGCCGCTGGCGACGTTGTCGTGATCGGTTCGCTCGTGGGCGTCGCTCCTGTGGCGATTGCCGCCAATGCGATGGGCTCGCTGGCGATCGACGGCGTCTGGTCGATGCCATGTGCCACGGGTGCCACCGGCGCCCAGGGCTCGGCGATCAGCTGGTACGCGGTTTCTGGCGTGGCTCATGCCTCGACCGGCACCGCGGCTGGCAAGCTCGCCAAGGCCCGCGACGCTGGCGACACGACGGTGCATGTGGTGCTCAACAAGTAGTGCCCTTCCCAAAACGCGCCCGCCCCGGCAGGTCTTAGCCTTTCGCCTGCCGGGGCCGGGCGTCGTTGGAGTTTCGCATGGCCGACCTCATCCGCACTGGCGCCGCCTGGCTCACGTCGCAACTCAGAAGTGCGGCGGGCACGACCATTGCCTACGTGCGGGGAGCGAACACGGCCACGCTCACGGCCACGGTCGGCCGTAGCGTGTTTGAGAGCCAGGCCCAGAGCGGCGTGATCGAGCAATGGGAAGCCCGCGACTTCGTCATCACGACGGACGAGCTGCCCTACGGCGAGCCGCAGCGAGGCGACAAGATTTACGAGCAGTTCGGCACCGTGAGCAACGTCTACGAGGTGGTCACGCCTCGAGGCGTGCCGCTTTGGCATTACGCCGACGCCTTCCAGACTGCGGTGCGGGTTCACTGCAAGCGTATCGAGACAGATGTCGAATACCTCGTCACCGAGCAGGGTGACGAAATCGTCGTGCCCCTGCAGGTGAACTGATGCCGATCCAGAAGCGCGTCAGTGACCTGCCAGCGGTGACCGGCGTTACCGGCGCCGACATGCTCATCATGTCGAGCAGCTCGGCCACGAAGCGCGTCACGGTCTCGCAGATCGGCAGCTACTTCCAGGCGGCCGGCGTCGCTGGCCCGACGGGTGCGGCTGGCGTTGGCAGCACGGGGCCGCGTGGCGAGGCTGGCGTCACCGGCGCTACTGGCCCGGCAGGCGTCGGTAGCACGGGGCCGCAGGGTGCGGCGTCTACAGTGCCCGGCCCGACAGGAGCGACGGGCCCGCAAGGCGAGTCGATTGTCGGCCCTACCGGCGCGGCGTCGACCGTGCCCGGCCCTACTGGCCCGGCAGGAGAAGTCGGCGCCACGGGACCGCAAGGCGACGCTGGAGCAGCGTCAACCGTTACAGGCCCGACAGGACCGGCTGGCGTTGGTAGCACAGGACCGCAGGGCCAAGCCGGCAGTACCGGCCCGACGGGCGCTCAGGGCGCCGCCGGGGTGGCTGGCGAAGTTGGCGCCACAGGCCCATCGGGCGAGGTAGGGGCCACGGGACCATCGGGCGAAGTCGGCGCGACCGGACCGTCAGGCGAACTTGGACCTACTGGCGCGCAAGGCATCCAGGGTGAGGCTGGCCCAACGGGAGCTACAGGCGGCGCTGGCGTGGCCGGCGAAGTCGGAGCTACTGGCCCGGCAGGTGCGGTCGGACCTTCTGGCCCATCTGGCGAGGTGGGTGCCACTGGCCCGGCTGGACAAGTCGGCGCGACCGGAAGCACAGGACCGCAGGGCGTGGCCGGCGAGGTCGGACCTACTGGCGCGCAAGGCGAGGTCGGCGTGACCGGAGCTGCGTCAACAGTGCCGGGACCGACGGGCGCATCAGGCGAGGTCGGAGCCACCGGGCCTACGGGAAGCACGGGTGCCTCGGGAGAATCAATCGTCGGCCCGACTGGCACGCAGGGTGAGGTTGGCGCGACCGGCAGTGTCGGCGCCACCGGCCCGACAGGCGAATCAATTACCGGCCCAACCGGGCCCAGTTCAGGAATGAGCAGCGTCGCAGCAGCACTCGTTTTCTCATGAGGTAGATATGGCAGCCCCCAACATCGTCGGACCGACAACGATCACCGCCAAGACGGCGGTGCTTTCCAGTGTCACAGGTGCCACCGGCACCGTGCTGCTGTCCAACGCCGCCAGCAGCGGCAAGGCGTTCCAGATCACGAGTCTCTACGTGGCAAACGTCGACGGCAGCTCGGCGGCCGACGTTACGATCAAGCTACACGCGGAAGACGATGGCGGCAGCACGGGGCGGGCGATCTGCTCGACGGTCAGCGTGCCAGCGGACGCGACGGTCATCGTGGTCGACAAAAACGCGCCCGTCTGGCTCGAGGAAGACCGCAGCATCGTGGTCACGCCGTCGGCGAGCAATGACCTCGAGTTCGTCTGCAGCTACCTCGAGATTTCCTGACCCCACATCACAACGGTAGCGCACCATGTCTATCCGCTCTAACGGCAGCTACATCGGTTTTTCGCGGACGACCACGCTGTCGCAGGGTTCCGCGTCTGGCATCTGGGATCTGCGAACGGCCGAGCGGCGGCGCCGGGCGAATGCGTGGCCAGGAGATCCGGTAGACGAGTTTTTTTCGTCGGTCGCCATCCTCCTGCACATGGACGGCAGCGGCAGCACGTTCGTCGACTCAAGCGGAACGCCGAAAACAATTACTGCTGGCGGCAACGCTACGCAGTCAACTACCGAAAGTAAGTTTGGCGGAAAGTCCCTGTACGTGGATGGCAATGGAGATTCAATTTCCTTTGCTGACGTTGCGCTGGGCACGGATGCCTTTGCTATTGAAATGTGGTTCAAGTCAAACTCAAGCACGCAGTATGCCCAGTTGATTGGAAATGAGGTTAATGGCGGAGCCGACGGATTCACCCTGCTCATCAACAACGACAGTAGCAGCGGCGGCCAGATAACCTTGTATCGGCAAGGCAATTTTGTGCTGTCTAGTTCATCCGGAGACTGGAGCGATGATGCTTGGCATCATTTAGCGTTAGT